AGGAGGCACCTAGCTATACGCCTTACATACCAGCTCCCGTAATGTTATATTTATACGATAGTAAGACGGTATCTTTTTACTTGACTAATGGAGTAACGCCTGAGGAGATTACAAGCTATATGCCTTTTGGACAGGAGATATTTTATAACGCTGCCGACTACTCGATTAACTTTAACGAAGAGATAAGCTCGCTAAGTTTAGAGCCTGTTAGTAATTCACTTTATAACATATATTATAGAGCGTATCTACAAAACTTGTTTAGCAATAAAGCAAGGGTTGTAACGGTGGAAACAAATTTACCTTTAAGGTTACTTAATTCTATTCAGTTAAACGATGCGCTAATAATACGTGATAAAAAGTACAGAATTAACTTAATGAAGTCGCAGTTAACGACTGGAAAGGTAACGCTTGAGTTGATTACTGACATAGTGACGCAGCCAAGGACTGTACCTCCTCCAGCTCCTCCTTTACCTGTAGACGGTGGCGACTTAGTTCTACCTATTAAGCCGATTAAACCGAGTAAGGGCGGTTATTGGACTATCGTACCCGCAACGCCTTACCCTTGGATAACTACGACACCTATAACTCTTGTTAAGCAGTCGGGCGAAGTGAACGTAGAGTTTGACGTAGCAGCGAACGCAACAGGTAACACGAGGTCTGCTTATTACGATGTAGAATTTTACGACGGTGACGACAACCTATATAAAAGCGAACCTTATGTAATTACACAAGGCTCAAGCGTAGGGTTTATATTAACTGAGGACTTTGGATATTTATTACAAGAGAATTTAGACAAATTACAGCAATGAAGCATATACTAGAATTGTTAAAGATGAGCGACTGGCACGCAGTTAGCGAAAACGTGGACATAGCTAAAGGAAAGTACAAGCTCGAGACTACTATTAAGGGCAAAATGAAACAAGAGAAAAGACGTAAAGCATGGCAATAGAGAAAACAATAGAAATAAAGGTAGATGCTAAACAGGCTACCAAGTCACTAGATGAATTAGGTGGCAGCTTCGAGGATGTATACGGAGAGATACAGCCTTTGTCGGGTCGTATAGGAGAGCTAGAGGATAGACTCTACGAAATGGCTATTGCTGGAGAGCAAGGAACTCAGGAATTTAAAGACCTTACAGCCGAGGTCGGAAAAATGAAAAAGGTAATCGTTGACACTGATATGGTAGTCGACGGTATGAGCCAAACTTTAGCGCAAAACTTAGGCGGTGCTTTAGGAGGTATTACTTCTGCTTTTGAACTTGGCGCTGGTGCTATGGGTGCTATGGGCGTAGAGAGTGAAAAGGTAGAGGAGGCTTTACTTCGCGTTCAAAGTGCTTCGGCTATTGCTCAAGGTTTTCAAGGTATTAGAGAAAGCGTAGCAAGTTTTAAAGCGTTAGGAGTTGCTATCCGTTCTAGTGCTGTAGCTCAAAAGGTGCTTAACGTAGCCATGAAAGCTAACCCGATAGGCTTAATAATTACTGCTATAACTGCTCTTATAGCGGGTATAGCTGCTTTAATTTCTAATTTTGAAGCTATTACTAATTGGCTAGGTATTACAGACGATGCAGCGGAAACTTTACACCAAGAAAATCTAAGACGTACCGAGGAGTTCATAGAACAACAAGGAAAGCGTATTGAGGCTATTTCTAAAGAGCGCGACGAGATAGAGGGGCTTCGTAAGTTTGAGGTTGAAATGATGAAAGCTCGCGGAGACGCTGAGGAGGATATTTTTAAGGCTGTTCGTAAAAATAGAATGGAGCGTATAAAGTCAAACAATGAATTACAGGTACAACTAAAGAAACAGGGTGATGCGCTTGGTGCTATGTATGACTTATTATACCAAAGCGGAGAATTAACACAGGAGCAAGCTGACGACATTAATGCTAAAATTGACAAGGTCAATGAAGCTATGCTAGCTGCTCAAAAGGAGTCTAAAACTTTATTAGAGCAAATTAAGTTAGACGATGTAAGAACTACGAGAGAAGCGGAGGAGGAAAAGGAGAAAATAAGAAAGGAAGCTTTTGAAAAACGAAAAGCACGTATAATAGCCGAAATGGAGGAAGAGGCTAGACTTCGCAGAGATGCCGATAATTTTTTAAAAGACCTTGAGGAAAGATTAAAGCAACAGGAGGAGTTAGAGAAAGAATTTCAAGCTCAGCACTTAGAAAGACTATCTACTGTAGATGCAGAGATACAAGCGAGCTTAGATGCTGAACTAGCAGCCGAAGAAGCTAAAGTAGATGCTGCAATAGAAGCCGATAACAAAAAGAAAGAACTAGCCGAAGCAGAACTACAAAGAGAAAGAGAGTTACAAAACGCGAAGCTAGAATTAGCGGGTGCAACTTTGCAAGGAATAGGAAGCCTAGTAAATGCGTTCGCTGGTGAAAACGAGGAACAGCAAAGAAGAGCTTTTAACATAAGCAAGGCTATTAGTATAGCACAAGCAACTATAGACACTTATAAAGGTGCTACGGCTGCTTTTGCTTCGACTGCTGCTAGTCCGTTAGGTATTGCTAACCCCGCTGCTCCTTTTATTGCTGCTGCTGCTGCTGTTGCTGCTGGACTTGCTAACGTGGCGACTATTGCTAGACAACAATATCAAGGCGGTGGCTCAGGCGGTGCTGGTGGAGGTGCTGGAGCTTCTAACCCGCCCGCAGAACTATCTAACCCCGCGACTTTTAACGTAGTGGGTAACACAGGCACTAACCAACTAGCGCAGACACTAGGGCAGCAACCTTTACAGGCGTATGTAGTAGCTGGTGATGTTACCTCGGCTCAGTCGCTCGAAAGAAACAAAATACAACAAAGTACACTTTAAACGTAAATAAGTTATGGAATTACAAGAAGTAGAATTATTCATTAAGGACGAAAACGAGGACGGAGTATTTGCCGTTTCGTTAGTAGAAAACCCCGCTATCGAGGAAAACTTTGTAGCCTTGTCGGGTTATAAGATGGAGTTAAAAGTAGTAGACGACGAAAAGCGTATAGTAACAGGGCTTGCTTTAGTACCTGAAAAGCGCATTTATCGTAAGATTAAAGAAAAGGAGTTTAACATTTACTTCTCAAAAGAGACTATCTACAAAACTGCGGAGCTATTTATGAAAAAGTTGAACCTTAATAACGTGACTTCTGAACACGAGCGACCAGTTACTGGGGTGAGTGTTATTGAAAGTTGGCTAGTTGAGGACACAGACAAGGATAAAACAGCGTTATACAACCTTAAAGCACCTGTAGGAAGTTGGGCTATTACTATGAAAGTATATAACGACAACGAATGGGAGAAAATAAAAGCGGGCGACTATAAAGGGTTTTCTATTGAGGGTATTTACCAAGGCTTAGAAGCTTTAGAGATGAGCAGCGAAAACGAGATAATCGAGGAACTAAAAGCTTTAGTAAATGGCGACAACTAAAAACACTTCTTTTAGAGTACACGTACAGGAAAGCGACCTAGAGCAAGTTAACAGCGTGAACGTAGAACAGGGTGCAATGCTAGTTACTAACGAGGCGCTTTACATGGGTTTTAATGATGAGATGGTTAAAGTATACCCAGCTCAAAGTTCGGGCTTAGGTTTAGGCTGGGCAAGGTACGACGACACACAATACACAAGTGCTTCATCTTATGCGTTTACAACTGCTACGGAGTTTACTGTACCTAACAACGCTGGCACTGTATTAAACACCTACATAAACAGTTCTACGGCTTATTATAATGGAAGTAAGCTATTTGCCGAAAACGAGAACGACGTATATATAATTACTATAGCATTTAAGGCTAAGATAAGCAACGCTAACGGCTATATCGATATTTACTTACAAGGTGGAAACGGCACGCCTTACGAAAGGGTAAGAGATATTATAGTTTTCCCTAAAGGTAATGACGTAGAGCATACCTACACGAAGCAGTTTCAATATTACTCAGATTCAGACGTAGTAACAAACGGCTTAAGCGTTAAGATGCTGCCTAGTGATAACGGGGAGATATACGACGTAATTTATTTTATTCAACGAACACAAGTACATATATGACACCGAGTAGAACAAGCCCGAGAGGAGGGCGTAGAGGTTGCCTGTGTAAAGACGGCAAAACTTATAGTCGTAAATGCTGCGACGGAAGCATAGGAGCGCAAGGAATAGGAAGCACTGTAAACACTAATAATTCAACCGTTGTAAACGAGGACACAACGCGAACTATTACCCGCGTTTCTAGTTAAATTTATAACAAACAGAAAATAAAACGTATTTAATAATGAAAGTTCTTTTAGAGAGTTACACAGACTATCCTCAGAGCGCAACTAACAACGCAAAGAGAGCGCTTGAATGGGTAGAGAAACATGGCTGGGGTACTTGCGGAGAAGCTACAGGAAAGGCGAGAGCTAACCAACTAGCAAACAGAGAGCCGATAAGTAGAGATACTATCGCTCGTATGGCAAGCTTCAAAAGACACCAGCAGCATAAAGACGTACCTTATAGCGAGGGCTGCGGTGGTTTAATGTGGGACGCTTGGGGAGGAACTTCGGGTATTGAATGGGCAATTAATAAGTTAAATAAAATAGAAATGAAAGAACAAGTAAACGAGCTACTTCGTAAGATAGGTTTAAAAGCCGTAGAAGTAAAGCTAGAGCAAATTTTAACAGCGGACGGACAAGCAGCTTTAGAAGCTGAAGCATTCGAAGCTGGACAGCCTGTATTTATCGTTAATGAGGACGAGCGTATTCCTTTACCTGTAGGAGAGTACGAAATGGCTGAGGACATGATTCTTAAAATTGAAGAAGAGGGTATTATCGCTTCTTTTGAGAAAAAAGAAATGGAAGAGGAAGCTGCTGAGGTAGAAGCTGAGGAAAAAGAAATGGAAGAAGTAGCTGCGAGCGAAGAGCCAACTGCTACACCTGTAGCTAAGAAAGTAGTAGAGTCAGTATCTAAAGAAACTTACTTCTCAGCTGAGGAGAGAGAGTCTTTAATTGCTGAGTTGAAAGCTCAGATTTTAGCAGAACTTTCTAAAGAGGACGAAAAAGAGGAAACTACAGAAGAGGTAGAACTTTCTAAGCCTATCCAACATAACCCTGAGAACGCACAACCTAGAGAGCAGATTTCTTTTAACAAAAAAGAGCAATCTTTGAAGTCTATGGTATACGACTTAATTAGTAAATAATAATTTTTAAATAAATAACAATGGCAACAACAACATCAATTACTACTACTTATGCGGGAGAGTTCGCGGGTAAGTATGTAGCTGCTGCGCTTTTACCAGCGCCAACAATTGCTAACAACCTTATTACGGTTAAGCAAAACGTGAAGTACAAGGAAGTACTTAAAAGAGTAGGTCTTAATGACATCGTAAAAGACGGTTCTTGCGACTTCGACCCTACATCTACTTTGACTCTTACAGAGCGTATCTTAGAGCCAAAAGACCTACAAATTAACCTTTCTTTGTGTAAGTCTGATTTTCGTTCTGACTGGGAAGCTATCGAAATGGGTTATTCTGCATTCGACAACCTACCTAAGAACTTTTCTGATTTCTTAATTGCACACGTAGCGGAGAAGTCTGCTGCACGTAACGAGCTTTCTATTTGGCAAGGAGATAAAACTGTAACAGGACAGTTTGACGGATTCGAAACTTTGTTAGCTGCTGACACTGAATTACCAGCTGCTCAAGAAGTAACAGGTACTACTGTAGATGCTACAAACGTAGTTACTGAGTTAGGTAAAATTATCGATGCAATGCCTAATACTCTTTACGGACGTGAAGACTTGAGACTTTATGTATCTAACAACATCTTTAAAGCTTATGTACGTGCTTTAGGTGGATACGGTGCTGCTGGACTTGGTTCTAACGGTTTTGAAGGAAAAGGAAATATGTGGTACACTACAGGAGGAGCTTTGTACTTCGACGGTATTCCTGTTGTAATGTGTCCGGGTATGTCTGCTGACACTGCTATCCTTTCAACTATTGATAATTTGTATTTCGGTACTGGTTTGCTTTCAGACCACCAAGAAGTTAAAGTTTTAGATATGGCAGATTTGGACGGTTCGCAAAACGTAAGAGTAATTATGCGTTTTACAGCTGCTGTAAACTATGCTTTCGCTGCTGACGTAGTTACTTACGGAATCGTTAACGCTGTTAACTAATAATTGAATTACTAACTTTTAAAGGGGGTGGGTATACGCCCGCCCTTTTTTATAATACTTAAGATATGGCATGTGATATTACAGCTGGAAGACTTGAGCCATGTAAAGACACGGTAGGAGGATTAGACGCGGTGTATTTCATCAATTATGATGATTTACCAGCAGACCAAATTACCCTTGACGTAGATAGCCAAGTTACAGCAGTAGGGGGAACACCTACAGCATACAAATACGAGATAAAAGGAACGTCTAGCCTAGAGAGTGCTATTAACTCTTCTCGTGAAAACGGTACTACTTTCTT